TGTGCTGCAACTGCGGTCTTTGTAAGTTCCTTATAGTCCATACCTAATGCGGTTGCCATCTCTCTTACTTTTCTTAAGTTAACACCTGTAACTTCAAATCTTCCTTGTTCTTGGTTGTATGTTGCTAAACTACTCGCAGCATTAATAATTGAATCTTGTAATCCCTCAACATTATTTGTTGCCATGTACATTAATTTAAGTGGGTCATTGAAATCTCCAATGGCTCCACCTAGTACTTGTAAGTTAGCAGATAACTCTAATGCACTTTCTGGACTAAATACTTTTTCGGCAACTTGTGAAACCGCATCCATACTTAATCTAAATTCAATAGATTTTTGGACCATTCTAGCTAAACCCTCAACTCCCTTTTGGAATCCGTATTCGTTTAACTTACCTATGTTTGTTGCTAAATCTTTTGAAACTCTTTGTGAGTTTAATCCCAATGTTAATGAACTTTTTCCCGCTTTTTCAACCGCATCGAACGTACCTTTAGCTCCTATACCCACTTTTTCAAAATCAGGTAACATGTTGGTTAATGCCTCCATTGAACCAAGATATGCCTGACCAACTTTAGCCGCCTGTTCAAATGATTGTTGATTTATTAAATTAAATTTACCAGATTTATCAACTAATCCCTGAGCAACATTAGCTAATGTTTCAAATGATATACCTAATTGAGCTAATTTTGGCCCAGCATTTGATATTTCTTCTCTAAAATCTTTTGATAATTGACCCGTTAAACCGGTTTTGGTGTTAATGTCTTCTAATAACTTTCTTTGGTTATTATATTCATCACCAATCTGACCTAATCCAGCCTTGAATACATTTTGTGCAATTTGGTCTGCAGGTAAAATTTTTCCATCACTAGATGCCATAGACAAAAGCTCCGTTGAATTAACCGAGTCCTTAATATCTTTATAATATCCACCACCTTCTTGTCCTTTTAAAATTCCACTGGCAGCCTCTATGATTGATTTTGCTCCTTTGGATCCTCCACCTCCTCCATCATCCATTCTTTGGTACCTCCTAAAAGCCTCGGTAGCTTGAATTCCATAATCAGTCCCTTTGGGAAACGGATAGGTAATTGAGTTTTGACTAGCCCACTCTTTTTCGAATTCTGTGACTTTATTGTCTTTTGCAAGTCTTATTAAATCTGCCATACATATAAATAGGTTATTGTGTGTTTTCCAACTCCATTATATAACCAATATAATATCGTCTAATATAGACAGGCATAGTTAAAATGTCTCCGTATGAGAATCCTTTCCTGATTAGGTAGTGAATTTCCGATAATTGATTTTTCTTATATTCCGTAGAAAGGGCGAAAAAAGTCAACCCCAAACCCAATTCTAAATTGGATCTCTTCTCCTGATGGGGTATTTGCTGTTTGTGTTAGGTCAATTCCTGGCTTATTATCGGATACATATTTTCTAAAGTCTTGTGAATCCTTAATTGGCATATTTTCAATGAAGTTTCTTGTATTCATTGGGTCATTAACTCCAGCCACGGATTTAATCATACCCTCAAGTTGTTTTGTAATAATTGGAGCAATTCCATTACCATTCCAACTCTTAGCAATTTCTTTTATGTCGTTTTCTTGTTTTTGAGTTAAAAACTTAAATGTTACGTCTACTTTGGATTTATTCATAAAATATGAATATTCTCCGTTAGAATCTGCAACCAATGTAAATGGTTTAAAATCTAAACTACTTAAATCAATTTGAACCTCAAAATCTTCGTTTGTTTTTGGGTCGGTTAACGTAACTTTATATTCTGAACCAAATGCGGTGTTTCTTAAAAATATTAAAATTGCTTCCTTATCTTCTTCAACCAAATCTTCTGTTGATAAATCCTTATCTAAAACTTTTCTTTTTAATAGTTCATTAACTATTGCGTTTGTTTGTATTAAATTTGGGGACGCTAATATATTTTCATCCGCGGCGGTTAGGTATGCAACTCTAACCGATTTCTTACCGTTCTGATAATGGATACCTCTACTTGGTAACTCCACAACATCATATGCGATTCTTGGGTCAATTCTTAATTCTTCCATAGTACAATTTAACTTATAACTATCATAAAGTCAAGTTTTAAACATAAAAAAACCGATACCCATTTCTGGTATATCGGTTTAATATATTAAAAAATATAATATTAGAATACAAGTATACATCTATCCATACGTAAAGTACATTGGATAGTTGCTATCTCATCTCTTGAATAGTCTAATTCACCAAAGTTGATGTCTTGAATAAATGTTCCTTGAAGAATCCATTTTTCAACAACAACTCCCGTTGGGTCTAACATTTCAAGTTCGATGTCTTTTTTATAACCGGCAGCATATCCCATACGACCAGTAACTGATTCTGCGTGTAAACGGAACCACTCCATTAACGCTTGTGACGCTGAAGGTCCAATTGGGTCTTTAAATGTTACCCTCATGGTATCCCAACTAAATTTACCTGCAACATATGTTGAAGTATTTAAAAAAGGAATTTCAGTCGCGTTGATTTTTGCGGATGGTCTAGCCGCTGATGTTACATACCATTCATTGATACCCAAAGAAGATGGGAATCTTACAATAAATCGGTTCTGTCTTTTCGGTTCGTAAGGAACCGGCATTTTCATTAGTAAATCTGCCATGTTGTATTTGTTAAGTTTTTTTGTTATTTTATACTCTTATAAATATATGTTAATTAGAAATAAATTTATTTTTAGGATCGATCTTGATTTTGTGGATTTTTTTTCGTAGTTTTTTACAAATCCTCCAGTATTCCAGTTCCAGTATAAATAATTAATAAATTTCTAGTTTAATAATATTACATATAAATACTAGTATAACTAGTTCTAGATTATACTGGGTAAAATAAAATGATATAATTTTAATAATAATTGGTTCCATGTGGAGCATTAAAAAAGGGAAGCTTTTCGGCCTCCCTTTTTATTTTTATATCCTCCTTTTAGATTAGATATTCTCGAATGAAGCTCCTGTTGGAGTAATTACGAATTCCAAATCAATAAATTCAAGAGAACGAGTAGGTTTAATGTAAATTTTACCTCTTAAAGTATTAGCATCGATGTCTTCAACATCACTTGAAACACTTACTTTAAATTCATAAAGACCTCTTTCTTTCTTAATTGATTCTAAAATTGGGTTTACCAATCTTAAGAACTCTTGTCTTACTTGTTCGTCGTTTTGTTCGAACAATAATCTAACAGCAACTGCTGAAATTAACTTTCTTGCTCTTAATAACAATCTTCTTACGTTGATTCTATCAAGTGCAGATTCTCTAACTTGTAACGTTTTGTTACCCCAAATAATTGTACCTGTATCAGAGAATGTTGCAATTGGATTAATTCTATTTTTGTAAAGTTCGTCTCTTTCATCAAGAGTTAACTTCTTTTTAGCTTTAATTGCATTTACCAAACCTCTTGAATAACCCGCAACTGCGAACCAAGGATAAGATACGTTATCAGTTAACGCGATATTCTTCAACACCTCACCTGTTGGTGGAATGTAAAGTTGAGTTGCGTTATCCGTGTCTCTTACTTGAATCCAAGGCCAATATGTTGCAGAATAGTTAGAGTCAATTCCTAAATCATCAAGGTAACCTGTAACAGTTACCGCGTCATCAACATTTGGTGATGATATGATATAAAGTGAATCTGCTCTCTCATTCTCGATAATATCTATTGCTTGACTTGTTAAAGATGAATGATCGTAGAAGTTAATACCTGCGGTAGCAAATACGTTAATATCAATCGCCTCAGGATTTGAGTAAGTTTGAATACCTTCTAAATAAGAATAATAATCAGAGTTTCCTACGGTTGTATTAAATACACCACCATTGTCGGTGTTAGCTGCATTATATGTTGTTTTACCATATATGTATTGGTCACCAAGAGTTCTTACCTCTCTGTATATATCCCAACCATCAAATCCACCACAAACCGCGAATGTAAATTTACGGAAATTTATGTTGGTTAATTTATTGTCGGTACCAGATTGACCTTCTAAATCATAAGGTGTTGTTTGGTATGTTGTTCCTGTTATTGACGATGCGTTTGTTGATAAGTGGAAACCGAATGTACTTGAAGACGCCGCATTTCCTTTATATTTAAACAAGTCACTATCAAATTTAAAACCATTTTGAGATGATAAACCTAAAGAGGTTTTCTTTACTTTATCTCCATTAGATAATACTTGAGAACCATCTGATTCGTAGTAAACTACGTCACCACCATCAAAAAATTCTGTTTTGTAAAGAACACTACCTAATTTGTTACTTGAAACAAGTAAGGATGTAAATCCTTTGAATCCAGCAGGGAAAGCATCTGTAGGTGCACTATCTGCCATAAGTAACATAATGAATTTTGAACGTAATTCATATTCACCATCCGAGGTACCAACTTTTCTTGCTACATAACCTGGAACATCAGGATTCATTGAACATCTTGAGAATTTCTCTAGTACAACTTGATTTTCATCAGTATCGTTGAAATCACGAACTATAATATCAAATTCTGCAGTATCTAAATTAATGTTTTGAATTGTAACCTTAACTTCAATATTTGCAGCATCTCCATCAGATATTGTTAATATTGAGAATAAATTTGCAACATTACCACCACGAACTTCAGAAACAACTGTAGGTGATGATGGGGTATCCCATGATTGTGCAAAATTATCACTTTCAACGTTTGATGATACATCTAAACTTAAACCTCTTACGTGTCCATGTCTAAATGCTGATAATAATAAGTTAGAATATAGTTCATTAACAAATAATGGATAATCTTCTTTTACTTTATCAAAAACTTCAGTACCTAATACTTTATTTATATATTTTGTTGATGAAATATCTAATGAACAATTGAATGTTTTAATTACTCCCGTAATGTTTGTAACACTTAAAGCAAATTCCGCCATTGGGTTAGTTGTAACACCACCAACATCGGCTAATGTTACCGCTGTTGTTCCTGTTACTTGTAATACTAAACTTTGTGAAGCGTTATATTCACCTCTTGATCTTAAAGAAGTAACAATTACATCACTATAATCTGTGTTAAGAGATGCGTTATATTTAAATCTTGTTACATTAAACGAAGAAGAACTTGTAGAATAAACAAAAAGATAAGAGTAAACACCATCAATTGTTGAATCAGCCGATCCTGTCTTAGTAAAGAACGCGTTATACCAGTTTTTATTAGCATTTTCACCTATTGGTGATAAAAGTTTCACACCCGTTAAACTTGCGGTATCTGATGTTGGTACATTACCAATAACGAACCAATCGTTATTAGCATATGCAGTACCACTTTTACCTGTTTTACTTGTAATGTATGTTGTTACTGATGAACCATTAGTTGCCGTTTTACCAGAAAGTTCACCATAAATTGTTGAACCTGTGATAGTTGCTGTTGTTGCTGATAATGTTATTCCTGTTGTTGAGCCACTTAAAGATCCAAGATTAACCCCACCTAAAGTTTTAATACTATAAGTTCTTCCTGGTTTATATCCTGTTTTACCAAGTATTCTTGTTACGAATAGTTGATTAGACTCTTGTAAGTATGATTTAGCCATATATGCTAATTCGTATTTAGGGTTATTTGCACCGTCTTTCTCAGGTGAAGTTGGTCCGAAATACGTTTTGAATTCGTCGAAGTCTCCAACTAAAATAGGTTCGAAAGCGGGACCTTTTAAAGCCTCACCTACTAAACCTAAAGTTGTAACCCCGACACTTTGTGCTACGAATGTTAGATCCTTCTCAGATGTGTACACACCCGGAGAAACGAATACTCTGTTTGAATTTGCCATCGATTGTTGTTTGGTTAATTATTTTTATTAGTTATTCTATAAATATCTTTGTTTTTAGCAAAGATTTCCGTACTTTT